CCTGATGGATGCCGATGTAGACCTTAACCAACCATTCCAAATGAACCAGAAAGAAGAGGCTAAGATGGCCGATCCAGTGTTGAACTTTATTCATAACGAGGCCGTAGGTCTACGCCCGAGCAATATGATTATGACCGACCTTAAGTGGAAGTACCTAGTACGGTCAGCTATTCGAGGCAAGAACATTATGATGACCGGCCCAGCTGGTACAGGTAAGACCTTGGCAGCTCAGACGCTTGTAAAGGCTTTGAATAAACCATATTTCTATTTCAACCTAGGTGCTACTCAAGACCCTAGAGGTACATTGATTGGTAATACCCACTTCAAGAAAGATAGTGGTACTATATTTAGTGAGTCGTTGTTTGTGAAAGCTATTCAGACCGAAGGTGCTATCATATTGTTAGATGAGCTATCTCGAGCGCATCCCGAGGCTTGGAATATTTTGATGACAGTATTGGATCCAGGACAAAGATATTTGCGCTTAGATGAGCATGAGGATTCCATTACGATCCCAGTAGCCAATAACATAACGTTTATAGCTACTGCGAATATCGGTAACGAATATACAGCTACGAGGGCTATGGACCGAGCATTGGTTGACCGATTTGTGATTGTAGAAATGGATGTGTTGAATAAATTGCAGGAGATGGAGTTGTTACAGCAACTGCATCCTAACCTGAATAAGAAAATGGCTGAGTCGATAGCCGAGATTGCATCGCTGACCCGTACGGAGATGAATAGTGACACTCCTAGAATTAGTACGGCAGTCAGTACACGTATTAGTGTTGAGATGGCAGGACTAGTTGCCGATGGGTTTACGTTAGGTGAGGCGGCTGAGGTATGTATTTATCCGTTCTTTGATAAGAGTGGAGGATTGGATTCAGAACGCACCTACATCAAGCAGTTGGTACAGAAGTATGATGCCGAGCCTATTGCGGATCCGGTAACAAGTACGGATGCCCAAGAGGATTCTAAGAATATACCCTTCTAAAGGGTTGGTTTGTGTTATATGATTTATGGGTTATGTATCTCATTGATTATCAATGATTTATATATTTAAGTATAAGTCATTGATTTTCAATGAGTTACAATATTCTATAAAAAAGTTGAAAAAAAGTTGCAAAAGATTAGGATTTGTAGCTAGAAGTTCTTATTATTAAGTATAGATAAAAGATATAGAATATGAAAAAAATCAAGCAACATAAATTAGCGTCTGACTTTTGGATGGATGAAGACATCATGGAATCATCTATTCAGAAAGGAGATGACATCATGGAGCTTAGCTCTTACCGTAGGGCTGTAGCTAATTTTGTCCGTATAGTTACGGGCGAGAATATTCCAGTACGATATAGTACCGGCCAAGAGTCTTATACAAATGGTAAGGAGGTGACCATATCAGCATCGACTAAGTTAGAAGACCGTGACTGTATGGTCGGGTTAGCATTACATGAAGGGTCACATTGTATCCTTACCGATTTTGAATTCTTGAAGAGCCTTCATTACGAGTTCGGTGATGAAAATAGCCGGAACGGTGTTTCAGTGAAGACTTCAAAGTTCTATGATAATGCTGATCGATTAGAACGAAGCATTACAATGGCTAAGCATAGCTGGGAGTGGCGACATAGATTAAAGGATATGATCAACTATGTCGAGGACCGTCGTATAGATGCATTTATAACTGCAACGGCTCCCGGATATCGTCCTTATTATCAGGCGCTATATGATAAATACTTCAATAGTAAAGTCATTGATAAGGGGTTAGCATCAGCTGATTATCGTACAGAGGAGTGGGAGTCGTATCTATTCCGTATATTGAATCTTACCAATCCGAAGCGAGATCTTAAGGCTCTTCAGAAGTTGGAGCATATTTGGAATATGCTAGATATTGCAAATATCAATAGATTGAAATCTACGGCAGATGCTGCGGAGGTAGCCTTCGATATGCTTTATGCAGTATATGAGAGTATAGTTGAGGCCGAGAATAAACAGATTGCAGAAGGAGGTCAGCCTAAACCTAAGGAAGGGGAGCAGCCGCAAGGCTCAAATGGATCGGCTCCGATGTCAGGAGACACCGAAAGGCCAGAGTCAGATGATAATCCAATGGACGGCCAAGGCGGAGGCGAGCCTGAGAGCGGCGATGAAGATGATGATGAAGATAGTGATACTGGTACGGCATCAGGACCTGGCTCTGAAGATGATGGGTATGATGATGAGATAGATGATCAGAACTATGATCAATTGTCTGATTCAGATCGTCGTAAGCTCCAAAAGAAGATCGAGGAGCAGAGAAATATGAATAACGGCTCTGTGAAGAAGAAGAAGATGTCTAAGAAGAGTGCCGAGATGATCAATTCGATAGATGATAGTGATATACAAATACAGAGTGTAGCTACCGATATGGGTAAGTTTCAGGTTACCGTTGTGCGAAGGTTCAATAAGAGGCTAGCCGAAACTGTTGATGGAGGATTATGGTATCGTACTCCTGATAAGAGATTGCAAGAGTATATTGATAAAGGTATTCAGCAGGGTACAGTGTTAGGTAAGAAGTTGAAGGTTCGTGCCGAAGAGAGATCGACCCGATTCAATCGTCTTCGTAGTGGTAAGATAGATAAGCGCATGATTCATACGGCAGGCTTTAATAACGAGTCTATATTTGATAGATTAGAAACGTTTGCATATAAGCCAGGCATCATTCATATATCTATTGACAACAGCGGATCGATGGGTGGTAAGAAGTTTAATCAATCTATGCAGACAGCGGCGGCCATTGCTAAGGCTTGTAGTATGATTGAGAATATGGATTGTGTGATCAGTTTACGTAGTACAGGTTATATGGCCGGTGGTAAAGATACTGCTATGATAGTTATAGCATATGATAGCCGACGCCAGGGTATCAATGAAATGAGAATATTGTTACCATATCTGCATTGTACGGGCGCTACTCCCGAAGGATTATGCTTCCATGCCATTATGGAGGAGATTCTCAAATCTAGTTCGGGTAAGGATTCATTCTTCCTAAACTTTAGTGATGGTGCTCCTTATTACAGTGACTATAGTAATAATAGAAGTATAGCTTATTCCGGCGAGTCGGCGTATCGTCATACAAGACAGCAAGTGAATAAGATGATAGGTGAAGGTATCAATGTGATTAGCTATTACATTAGTGATTATCAGCGCGATGCTGATTACTATGAATGTGTAGCTATGAGAACTATGTACGGCAGAGATGCGCAGTTTATTAATGTAGAAGATATCAATGCCGTAGCCAAAACTATCAATACTAAATTCTTAGAGGTAGCCTAATATGAAAACGATAGCAATAGGAGATATACACGGTCTGGGTTATTGGAAACAGATCCTAGAAAAGGAACGCCCAGACCGTGTCGTATTTGTAGGGGACTATTTCGATAGTTTCGATATTCCCGGCATAGATCAAATACATAACTTTAAGAATATCATTCAATGGAAACTAGATAATACATGGTGCCAAGTAATAATGTTAGTTGGTAATCATGACTTCCATTATATGCCCGGCGCGGGTAATGAACGGTATAGTGGATTCCAAAAGAATCTGTATATGGAGATAGGCGATGTGTTAGAAGCGAATAGACATCACCTACGCGCAGCATATCGTATAGATGATTTAGTATTTAGCCATGCCGGTATTACTCCTGACTTCCTAATTAGGAACGGATGGGGCGAAGAAGATATAGTAGAGTTCGTAAATGACCTTTGGCATTTTCAACCCCATAAGTTTCGATTCGCAGATAACGGATATGGACATAGTGATCCCTACGGCGACGATGTGTTTCAAGGCCCATTATGGATACGTCCTAAGAGCTTAATGAAGGCCTGTAAAGATACGCGTAAAACTATCATACAGGTAGTAGGTCATACGCAGGTCAACACAATCGATCCCGGCAAAGCTACGGGAGGCAGATATTACTTTATAGATTGTATGCAGACCAGTAGACAATATTTAGTATACGAGAATAAACAAATAACCATAAATCAATTAACAAATGAAAACCTCAACCAATGATCCATTCAGAGCCTTTGTATGGTTCTTAATGGTAATTGCAGCTTTAACTATCATCGGCACGTGTAGTCAGAAAATGAACGGCCAGAACCATATAAAACAAATTAGTAAATGGTAATCCTATCTTATTATGTAGCCGGCATCATTGCTACGTTTATGTTATTCATATTCCATAACCTTATAGTAAGTGATCCGCGAAAAGAATTTAGTATAGCGCAGATGTTGGTATCTGCATTTGTATGGCCCATAGTGATCCCATTAGCCGCTATTGCAGGTGTATGGCATTACGGCAGCCAATTGATTCGTTCCGTATTTAAATCAACCAAATAATAAATTCAAATGAAAAAGTTATTCTTCGTGTTCGCGATGGCCGGTGCAATGTATGCCGCCGCCCAAAGCCAAATGATTGCCTCCAAGCTCAGTGAGGATAGTGTTGTGGTACAGCCCAGTAGTGAGGTATGCGATTCCACCCAATTATGTGCACACCGATACCATGTGTTGTGATACCACCGCATGTGCCAACGGCAGCTCCGCCGCCAACGGCGAGGCGGATCATACCCGTATATGGATATGGACGGCAATTGCATTGTTAGCAGTATTTGTAGCTATATTCATTCGTCGTAATAACCGATTGAG